GCCAGCGGCATCTGGATGTCGATCTGCTCGAGCGCTACGTCGAGACGACCGGCGATCGCACCCCGATCTATTACCTGGTCGCCAAGCACTGCGGCGACAGCAGCGCGGCGCGCGACGAGGCTGTCGAGCGCGTGCAGGCCATGCTCGCCGAGCTGCCGCAGCTGCTGGCAAGCGTGGGCGCCAAGGGCAAGCGGGGAGGGCGCTGACCATGGCCGACTTCGCAGACCTCGGCGCCGATCGTGAGGAGCGCGACCGCGCGCTTGCGCTGAAGGTGCGGGCGCCTGAAGGCCCGTCGGCGACAGGCATGTGCTTGTGCTGCGGCGAGCTGCTGGCCGACGGGCTGCGGTGGTGCGACGCCGAGTGCCGCGATACGTGGCAGGCCGAGCAGAAGGTGGGGCGCTGAAGTGATGGCCGCACCCGAGATCGACATCGACCGCATCCCCGCCGCGCTGCGTGAGCGCGCGCAGTGGCTGGTGTGGCGATTCGTGAAGAAGGCAGGCGCGGCAAAGCCAAGCAAGATGCCGTATTACGCCAACGGCCATCTGCGTGGATGGCCGAATGGGCAGCCGCCAAAAGGGGCGGACGGTAAAAGGAAGCCGACGCCCGATCAGCCGCAGGTGGACCAGGGTGACCCCCGCGATCGTGCTGAGCTGGTGAGCTTCGATGCGGCTCTTGCCGCATTGCACGATGACCGATGGGCCGGGCTCGGCTTCGCCTTCCTGCCCGGCGACGGCCTGATCGGCATCGACCTCGACAACGTCATCGACGCCGAGACAGGCGAGGTGCAGGAGCGTGCCGCCGGCATCATCGCCGCGTGCGACAGCTTCACCGAGTTCTCGCCCTCGGGCCGTGGCGTGCATATCTACTGCTTCGGCGAGGCCAAGAGCCACAAGAGCAACGAGATCGGCGTGGAGATGTTCTGCGGCCGGCAGTTTTTCACGGTGACCGGACGCCAGTTTCCGGGGTCGCCGGATGTGGTCACGGCAATTCGCCCTGCGGTGGTCGAGCGCTTGCACCAGGTGATCGACGAGGCGCGCGGAAAGCATCGCGCTACCGGGTCGAGCGCGCCGGCGCGGCAGCCAGTCGAAGGCCAGTACGAGAGCGGGCTGGAGGAGCGTTCGTTCTTCGCCCGGGTGAATTCCAAGGCGCTGCACAACCTGGCCGCCTGGGTGCCGGCGCTGCTGCCCAAAGCGCAGCCGTACAAAGACGGGTTCCGCGTCAGCTCGGCAGACCTTGGGCGCGATCTGCAGGAAGACCTGTCGATGGTGCCCGAGGGCATCTTCGACTTTGGGACCGAGCGCGGCAAGACGGCGATCGATCTTGTCCTTGAGTGGGGCGCCCCGACGAAACCGCTGGAGGCTGCCGAGTGGCTTTGCGCGCACTTGGGCATCGACCCCGCGAGCATCGGCGGAAAGCGCAAGCGCACCCGCAAAGCGGGCCCCACACCCTCGAGCAGGGGCGCAGCCGAGCCGAGCATGCAAGCACCGTCCGCCTCGATGGATGAGCCGCCCGAGTGGCTCATGGACGGTCCGCCCGTCGATGATCTGATGCACTTCGTGCATGACTCGGCCGACTTCAATTCCCAGTTCCGCCGCAACGACAAGGGCAACATCCAGCCGAGCCTGTACAACACGCTGCACGTGCTGGAGGGCGATCCGCTGTGGCGCGGGGTGCTCGGCTTCAATCAGTTCAGCTACCGCATCGTCAAGCGCCGCATGCCGCCCGTGCTGCCGGCGACCGATGGCGAGTGGGCAGACATCGATGACGTGCGCCTGCAGGTGTATCTGACGAAGACGTACAGCTTCGAGCCCAAGAAAACCACGGTGATGGATGCCGTGATGCAGGTGGCGCACGCCGCGCCTTTCCACCCGGTGCGCGAGTATCTCGACGCGCTGGTGTGGGACGGAACGCCGCGCCTGGTCACGCTGCTGTCCGACTGCTGGGGCGCGCTTTCCACCGCCGGCTCGGCTGCGCTCCGGCGCGAGGATCCGGGCGCGCATCGGCGGCTGGGCAAGTACCTCGAGCTGGCGGGCGTGAAGTGGCTGGTGGGCGCTGTGGCGCGCATCTACAAGCCCGGCTGCAAGCTCGACACGATGCTGGTGCTCGAAGGCGGGCAGGGCGACTTCAAGTCCACTTCGATCCGGGCGCTGTTCGGCGACGAGTGGTTCAGCGATTCCAAGCTGACCATCGGCGACAAGGATGCGCTCGCCCAGATGCAGGGCAAATGGGCCTACGAGATGGCCGAGATGGACGCGCACCGCAAGGCCGACGACACCGCGTTCAAGCAGTTCCTGACCACGCAGGTGGACCGCGTGCGCTGGCACTACGGCAAGCGCGCCGAGGACGTGCCGCGCCAGTGCATCTTCGTGGGCACGACCAACATGGAGCAGTACGGCAAGGACGAGACCGGCATGCGCCGCGTGTGGCCCTTCGAGGTCGGCTTCGTGGATCTGGACAAGATCCGCAGCCAGCGAGACCAGCTGTGGGCGGAGTCGGTGTCGCTGTTCCGCCAGGGCGTGACGTGGTGGGTGGATAAGCGCGTGTTCGTGCTGGAGCCCGACGAGGAGCCGCTGATCGACCGGCCGTGGAGCGAGTTCGAGCTGTTCCAGGAGCAGGGCGATCACCGCCAGAACGTCGATGCCTGGGAGGAGCCGATCCTCAAGTTCATCGCCGACAACAACAAGCTGCCGTACTACACGACGGCCCAGATCATGGGCGGGGCGCTGCTGTTGGATAAGGCGCGATGGACGCCCCTGGAGCAGAAACGGGTGGCGGCTATCCTGCGCCGGCTTGGGTTCAAGGTCAAGAAGGTCGGGCCGAAGAACGCGCGGGTGAATGGCTGGGTGCGCGAAGAAGACCAGGGAGAGGCAGCCGATGTGCCGCTTTGAGCTCGCCGCGGAATTCCAGTGGACACCGCAAACCCGCGCCGTTGCTGGTGGTGTCCACTGGACTGTTTCTAGTGGACACCTTGCCGGACACCGCAAAGCCAGTGCCGGCGCGGGGTTTGCCATTGGTGTCCGGGTGTCCACCAGAAAACGCAGGCTCTCTCACGCGTGCGTGCGCGCACATGCGCAACTTTTTACACACGTTTCTAGTGGACACCTGGACACCTCCAGTATTGGCGCTGGGTTGCGGTGTCCACTGGAATCGAAATACGTGGACACCCAGTGGACACCGTCCTTTTCTGATGGACACCAGGAGCCGAGCATGAGCAACAAGCCGATGCGGGCAGTGATGCCCGAGGTTGCCGCCTTCGTGGATGCCTTCCGCGATGCCGGCCTGACCGACGACGAGGCCATAAAGCGCGGAATGCGTGAGGGCGGTTTCCATGCCCGCGAGAACGGACACTCGATCGGCAAGCCGATCGAGTGGGAAAGCGGGGTGCAGCCTGTGCTTCCGCTTGAAGCGGAATCGCGCCTTGCTGACCTGTGGTGGAAGAGGGGGAATGCGTGATGGTGGGGAGGAGCCGCATGTCGCGGGTCCTCCCCAGCGAGCTCGCGCAAGGGGACGTAGAGGCTCGATCTTTCTCTAGTCACGAGCCATTCATAAGGGGGTTATGTGATTGATCTTTCAGCACAATTGAAGCAATCGGATTTCGGGGCGCTGGTTGGCGTGTCGCAGCCGGCGGTGTCCGATTTGCTCGCTCGCGGTGTGCTGACGGATGGCGAGTCGGGAGGCGTGTGGCTGAAGCAGTATTGCCGGCATCTGCGCGAGATCGCTGCGGGCCGCGCAACGAATGGCGACCTCGACCTCGCCACCGAACGCGCCCGCCTCGCCAAGGAGCAAGCCGACAAGGTCGCCATGCACAACGCCGTCACCCGCGGCGAGCTCGCGCCAGTCGCCGCGATGGAAGCAGTGCTCGCCACGGTCGGCACCCGCGTGGGCAAGATCCTCGACACCATCCCCGGCCTCGTTCGTCGGCGCGTGCCGGGCATCGGCTCGGACGTGATCGAGCACATCACCGCCGACATCGCCAAGTGCCGCAACATGGCCGCCGCGATGACACTGGCCAGCCTCGAGCAAGAAGACGACGACGCCGAAGCCGACGCCATCGAGCAGCCCGCCCCCGACGACGCCGAAGCCGACGCCATCGAGCAGCCCGCCCCCGACGAGGCCGATGCCGCATGAGCGACCTGTCGCAGATCCAGCTCGTGATGGCCGATGCCCGATCGCAGATCGAGCAGGCGCTCGCGCGCGGTCTGCGTGCCTGGGGCAAGCCCGAGCCGCTCTCGCTCGAAGAGTGGTCGCGCCAGCACTTCTACCTGTCCGCCGAGTCGTCCTACGTCGAGCAGGCCTGGACGCCATGGACCTTTCAGCGCGGCATCCTCGCCTGCATGTCCAACGACGACATCTACGAGGTGACCTTCAAGAAGTCCGCGCGCGTCGGCTACACCAAGATGCTGCTCGCCTTCCTGCTCTACAACGCGCACCACCGCCGCCGCAACCAGATCCTCTGGCAGCCCACCGACGAAGACCGCGACGAGTTCGTCAAGACCGAGCTCGAGCCCGCCCTGCGCGACATCGAGGTCATGCGCGACGTGCTGCCCAGCGTGCATTCGCGCAGCAAGGACAACACGCTGCAGGCGAAAAAGTTCGTCGGCTCAATCCTGCACACCAAAGGCGGCAAGGCCGCCAAGAACTACCGCCGCGTCTCCACCGACGTGGCCGTCTGGGACGAGCTTTCCGCATTCGATAACGACATCGAGAAGGAAGGCGACCCATTCACGATCGGCAGCAAGCGCGTAGAAGGCGCCACGTTTCCAAAGTGCATCTCCGGCAGCACCCCCAAGCAAAAAGGTGTCTGCCTGATCGACGCCCGCTACACCGTCGCCGACGAGCGCATGAGCTACCAGGTGCCGTGCCCGCACTGCGGCGAGCGCCACGCGATCACATGGGGCGGCAAAGACGAGCCGCACGGAATGAAGTGGGACCGCGAAACGCGCAACCCCGAAACCATCCGCCACCTGTGCCCGCACTGCGGCGTGCTGATCAGCCAGGCCGAATACCTCGTCGTCGAGTCGCAGGGCGTCTGGATCAACGAAGACGGCACGCTGTGGCTACACGTCGACGGCCGCTTCACCCGTCCCGACGGCACACCCGCACAAGCCCCGCGCCACATCGCCTTCCACGTCTGGACTGCCTACAGCCCCGCGGTGCCGTGGTCGCAGATCCTGCGCGAGTTCTTCGCCGCGCTCGAAAAGATGGAGCAGGGCGACGACACGAAGATGAAGGCGTGGGTCAATACGACTCGCGGCGAGACATGGGAAGGCGAGATCGAGCGCACTGACGCCGACGAGCTCAAGCAGCGCGCCGAGCCGTTCAAGCTCAAGATCCTGCCGCGCGACTGCCTGCTGCTGCTCTGCGGATGCGACACCCAAGGCAACCGCATCGAAGCGCAAGTGTGGGGCTACGGCATCGGCGGGCAGATGTGGACCGTCGATCACCGCGTGTTCTTCGGCAACCCGGCGCAGGAAGAAGTGTGGCAGGAGCTCGAGGACTTCCTTCTGGGCGAGGCCTACCAGCACGCCAGCGGCACCACCCAGCACATCTACGCCAGCGCGATAGACTCCGGCGGACATCACGCCGATGCTGTCTATGCGTTCGCCCACAAGCACCGCGCGCGCCGCGTGCATGCCGTCAAAGGCTCATCCGGCGCGGAGCGCTCGATCGAGAACGGAAAC